ATTGCTCGCTATCTGCGGGCAATGAACCCATTTCTCCACGCGGCCATTTTATTCTAAACTCTGTATTTTTTTCAAGATCAGACTCCATCAGTTCTAATCTTGTTTCATGTTTATTAATCTGTTCTATAACTCCGAAATAGCCCCACACGCCAATTGCTACGATCGCGATCAATGAGGCAACCGTCTTCATAGGCATCTGTACGGCTTGGTCCTCCCCGATCTTTAACGCCATAAATTACCTACTTATAAAATCCTTTGAATACCCAGTTTACCCATTTGTTCCAAAGACTTTTAATTTTATTACAAATAGTTCTTACTACCCATAATACTTTTTGCCATATTTTATTTAACATTTCCATCTTCTCCTTGCTTGTCTTAATCTTGAATTTGGATCTTTAGCAGCTTTTGGAAACTTTTTCATTTGACCTGCACTTCTTGCACAAAATGATTTACGTCTCTTAGCAGCTTTAGATCCTGCCTTTACTTTTCCTGTTACAGCTGTTTTAAGTTTTGATCCAGGGTTTTCTCTCCTGTATCTAGCTACTCCTGCAGCTGTCATACCTGCTCCACTTTTTGTAGAACGATAGTATTTTTTACTACGCGGAGGCTGAACATCGCCTCCACGTTTTAAATTTAAAAGCTCTAATGTATACTTAGTAACTTCCATCAAAGAATACCGTTACACTGTCGAAACCACCACTAATATCAATGTAGGCTCCGTTAGGATATCTTATTCCTTCATCAGGGATGTAAGGATCGATCATACCAGCTGCAGCGGGTGCATCTAGTTCTAATCTTTTCTCTCCTGAGTGAGATGTATTTCTTATGATCATAGCACCAGCTGTTGAAGCAGCCGATACTCCATGCATACCTCTAACTCTTGTAGCTCCTGCAAAAACAATTCCTTGTGTCGTTGTAGTTGCAGTAAATCCAGCTGATACTGCAGTTATCGCAGCATCAAACTCAATTTTAGTTACTGTTAGAAAAGCAGTGGATCCAGTTACTGTATTGGCATTAGGTCCTGTTGCAATTGTTTCAGTTGCAGCATCACCGTTTTGGTCAGTTCCAGTAATTGTAAACCCAACAGATGCATTGTTAGAAGCGGAAGTTAAAGTAACAGTAGTCGCCATGTTTGAACCATCGTTTACCGAAGTTCCAGTGAGAGTTAACTCACCTGCAGCACCAACAGTTTGTACAGCAGCGATTGCTGTCGTACTAGCTGCAACTGCTTTAAACATTTTTGCCTGTATACTTGTACTTGACATATTATCTCCTAATTAGGAGCTCCCGAAGGAGCTCCAGTTTAATTATTACGCTGCAAACGCAAACGCACCAGTTACAGCTGCTGCTGCACCAGTGAATTCAGTTGCAATGTGCCATACACCATCTTCAAAACACATGAAAGCAATTTTGCCACCAGTTGTTAAAAGATTAGTTGCTGCATCTGCTGGAGTGAAAACTAATTGTGTTTCACCTGCTGCTGAAGTATCAAAAGTTACTTCGTTTGCTGCTCTTGATTCAATTAAAGAACCTGTCGCCCAAACATCAGTTCCAGCTGCGTTAAAAGTTAATGTGTTAACTCCACCTGCTGTGTCTTTAGCTTGCACATAAACAGCAATAGCTCCTCTTGTTGCTGCTGGTAATGCTACAGCACATGCTGCTGCACCTGTGTAGTTTACAGCTGCAATAATTCCATCAGCGATAGTGATGTTTGCAGCTGTTGCTGTGTCTGCGAAAAGCAAACCTGTTAGATCAGGCATTCCTGAGCTCATTCTTGTTGTAACTGCACCAGTAACAGAGTTTTTAGTAGCCATTTGAAAGCCACCCTCTGAACGTACTGGTCCGTTAAATGTTGTACTTGCCATAATTTCTCCTTTGTATAGCGTTCGTTATGTCGTCTCTATACCGTCTGCCTAGCCAGTCGACATAATAAATTTATTCTAGGTTTTTTTATTATACTAGATGTCTTGTACAAAATCCATAGCGAGTGAAATTCTTTCTTCTTTACAAATATTTACACCATGATCTATCTGAGAATCAAATAAAAGCACCAGTCCCTCCTCCTCTTTTACTTGCAAAATACCATGTTTTAAATCGAAATATAGAGGATTTGACTTGTCAGGTTTTATTATAACTATACTACTTATTTTTTCAGGACTATGACGATGTAATTTTGTGAAGTGACCTGGCTCGTAAAAATTTGCCCACCAATAAGAGGGTTTATATTTTTTATTTAAAATTTTATATAATTCATTAGTAAGTTCTTTTTTAATAATATCAAAAAACAAGTAAGATGGTTGAAAACCAGATGATAATGCTTTTACATTCTTTAAATCTTTTTTCCAATATTTTTTTAATCCATAAATTTCTTTTTTAATGGTATTATTGAAATTTTTATTAATTACGTAAGATAAAAAAAACATTTTATCACATAACATAAAAAAAAGGGCGATGCAAACGCACCGCCCTTTAATATGTAATACTGTTAATTAGTATTAGCTAGTTGGTAATTTACCGTTACCAAATACACATCTTGGATCTGAGAATCCAAAAGAGTATCTTTCTCTAGCTTTAAATCTAACATTACCAGTATCGAAGTCACCTTCCATTGCAGTTTTAATCGGGCTTCTTACGAAGTGTTTAAAACCGTTTGGTGCATCAGTCAAGATAAAGAATGAATCAGTATCAGTTAGGTAGTTGTTCACTCTGTAACCTTGAGGAATCATACCCATGTTAGCTAATGCATTGATATCATTGTCTGCTGTGCCAACTCTTTGAGGTGATTTCATCAATCTTTCAGCTGTGAATTGTAATTCTTTTGGAATTATCATTTTCACACCATTAAGAGCGATTTTTAATCCTCTCTCATCAACGAATGCTTGGATGTCGATTAAAGACTGTTCCAAAGATGTTTCGTTAAGGTCAGCTGCTGTAGCCAATACGTTTGAGAATTGACCTCCTGTTGCTAGTGGGTGATTACTTGCGATTAACGGTACTCCGTCACCACCAGTTACAGTTGCCACTTGCCCGTTGTTTAATACAGCGGCAGCTTTGACTTGTTTAGTGTTCGACATAGATCTTGCTAATGCTCTAGTGTATCTAGCAGCAAGTCTGTCGTATAGGTTATCTTCGATAGCTTCTTCAGTAATTGAGAATGCTAAAGCGATAGTTTCGTGTGTGTATCTAGCTGTGAAAGTTTCACCTGCTGTATCAAACACAACTCCTGCACCTTCTGCTTTAGTTGGTGCTGAAGCGAAACCGCTTAACATTACTTCTTCTTCAAAAGCTCTGTCAGATGTTTCAGACGGGAAAATCTCTGCGTGTTGATTTTCATATCTGTTGTATTCCAGGCCGAATAAAGCATTCAAACCTGGCTCTAGTTCTTTGACTAGTTGCGATCGTGATATTGCCATAGTTATTCTCCTCTATTATGCTATGCCTGTTCTGCTTCTATATTGGTGGTGGTTTATTCTCACCAAGATATTAGCATTTGATGTTGCAACGTCCGAATTGTTAGGATCTTGCGAAATATCAATCGCTTGTAATACGAATGATACTGTAGTTCCTGAATTCGAAACGTCTAATTGGGTTTTTGAAAGCCCAGTTTGCGTTACACCTGTTGTGTTCGTAACAGCGTAGTTTCTGTAAAGATCGGCTCTTGCAAATACTGCATCAGCATCTACTAAGAACACCGCATCTGGATCATCTACAACAAAAGCTGTTATGTCACTCGCAGAAATACTACCTGGGTAGTAGTTTCTGAAAGTTGGCTTTTGAGTAGTTGGATCAGTGTAGAAACAACCATTGAACACACCCACAACAGCAGTAGACAATCCAGCGTCATTTGCAGCTGAGTATCTTTCAATGTTTCCAGTGGAAACAGGAACTACTAAGTCCCCTTGATAGATTGCAGTTGCATATCCGCTTTTAATTGTGTATCTGTTCTGAGCTCCAACTAAAGGTGTACCGTCTAGTTTTCTGTACGGTCTTAGACCGAACTTTTCACTTACGTTTGCCATAGTTTTTGTTCTCCTATTATATTAACAATTAAAAGTTACTTATTCGTGGGTAGATATTTCTAAAAAATTAGTTTTTATTACTTCTACCACCAAAGGTAACTCTACTTTGCCTATCAATATTGATCGGCATTTCAGGTCGTTGTTCCTTCATAAGATCATTATCAACCGCGTTTATTTGGTCTTGAGTAATACTTCGAAAATACTCAGCGCGAGCTTTTAATATCTCTTCAGGTATCCTTGCCAACACAAGGCCTCCAATTCCTATACACCCTTCATATTGTCCCTGTTTAACGATTGGATATTTGTGTATATCAGGTGAGTTTTTTATCTCCTCTGCTCTAACAAACTCCCAACCTTCTCTTAGTTTTTTTGTTACGTTAGCCGTATCATCAAAACCAGCCACAGATGTTCTTATCCAACGATGGGCAAAACCCTGTGGTGCAGGTGGTGCATCCAAACTGGATGGTGGAGTCCAGCTAGTTTTTTGCATATTTGCTTTTCTACTATCTGACTCGCGTGAGGTTCTTTTATCATTATCCATTTGCATTCTCCTTCACGTATTTTGCGTACTCCTCTAGTGGCACTCCTAATTTCTTAGCAATAGCTATTTGTGAACGAGTGAGTTTCACTGATCTGCGTCCGCTTTGGTTTCTTTGGGCAGAAGCAACAGTCTGGACGGGTTTCTTTTGCTCCTGTTTTTGACCAAATTTATGAGGAAAATTCTCTCTCATAACTTTGTCTATCTCATTATAATACTCATCACTCTCTGCGTCAAACCCCTGGTCGAGCAAATCTTGGTGAGCTTGAAATGCAGCACTTGTCATAAACTTATCAGTTCCAAACCATTCATTCTTCTCCGCCCAACCTTTTGCTTTAGGGGATGGTTCAGCGTACTGAGGCTGAGGTGCTTGCGTTTCTTGAGTCGGTTGTTTAGTAGGAGCTTTTGCTTCTACTTCTCTAGAAGACATTTTAGCTTTTTCTGCTTCAACTGCTAATGTTGCAATTCTAGCATTAGCTTCAGCAATCTTTTCTGCATCTTGTTCTGCTATAGCATCTCTTAATGCAGCTTTAGCTTTTGATTGCTCTGCTTCTACTCTTGCAGAATATTGCTCAACATAACTTTTTGTTGTCTTGTCAAATCTTCCGTTAAGGTCATCATATTTTTTTTGAATACCTTTTGCAAAGTCTAAAGCAGCTTTTTCTCTTCTTTCAGCTTCTCTGTATCTTCTAGTTAACTTATCAATTCTTTTTTTAACAGAATCAGAATAATCAGCTAAATCTTCTTTAGGCTTTTCTTCTTTTTCTTCTTTAATTTCTTCAACTTTAATTCCTTCAATACCTTCAGATTTTTCATGTTTAGTATATCCTAAATCAACTTCTTCTCTTGGTAAGTCAGGTTCAGTAGATTCTACTTTTTCTTCTTTGACTTCTACTGATTGTTCTTGAATGCCATCTGTATCTAATTCAACTTCAGGCGATTTTTTTATTTCTTCGTTCTGTGTTTCCATAGTAGCTCCTGTTTTTGCGTATGTGATTAGTATGCGTGCAAGATATCCTCTGGGTTTTTAATTTTAGCGATTATCTCGTCATCGTTTAGAATACGGACTTCTCCGCCTTCTATTTTAAATCTAGATCCTGCATAACGTCCAAAAATTATCCAATCGCCTTGTTTGCACCAAGGGCCATTAGGAAATTTTTCTTTGTCTTTGT